AGAAAGGATTAAATAATGAAAATTGAATCAATTGTATTAGACGATAATACTTTAAGAGCCGTTCTTATAGATCCGTTTAAACAGCAGATCGAAGACTTAAGAGTGGATAAGGGAAACGAAGCGATTTACAACGCTATTGATGCTCGACCAATGGACAGGGCTGATTTTTTCCCCAGGACAGTAAAGAGAGATGGGAAGGAAACTAAAATTCAACATTCAGTTTATGTGGATGATGAAGGACTATTCAAACCCAAGCAAAGATTTTGGTTTAATAGATTCACTGGTCAGGTTCTTGCCGGTAAAGGTTTAATTTTTGCCATTGATGACGAAGGCGATAATACAAACTGCTTATGGACTAAACAAGGTGTTTTAGCGCGTATAACCTGGCTAGGAGATCGACAGAGTTTAGCAGTACTGGGGCAAATGGGAGTTTTGGACAGATTACCCAGGAAGCCAACGGAGTTTGTCTAATGGCTACTACAAACCTTGTTGATCCTACAATGACTTGGACAGAAGCATTAAAAATCACTGACGCAATGGTCAGAGAAACTTTAATGAAAAGAGTTCCCAACTATCCAAAGCTTAAAGGACAATCTATATTAGATCTCTACACACCTAATCAATTAATTTCAGCCTGGTTAATTGTTGCAAGAGGTCATTCAGACTAATTAAGCCGAAACCAGGGGGATCTATTCCCCTGGTCTTATTATTGATGGTCAATAATAACTGATGATGGCAGTACCATTTAGTCTGATAGGAGCAGAAATTTGAAAATAATAGCAGACTTATTAATCGTGAGTGGGGTAATTGGCTTATGCTATTTGTCTTACTTATTAACAAAAGGATTATAATCATGAAAAAAATTAAAAACAATGAGGTTGCAAAATGAGTAGACAATATCCGATCTGGAATATAATTACAGCGTGTATCTATAATTCTAAAAAAAGCTATGGAGTTAAAAACACTGGGGATGTATCGGTAAGAGTCGGCACATCATCCAGGAACAGCCATAAATTTTTAGATCACTCGACCACCCACAGAGAAAACGAAAACGGAGATAAAGAGTTCCGTTTCTATGTAGATGGTAAGTGTATAAAACGTGCTGTGCTTTATAAGGGCTCTTATGAGCTAGAATTTTTAAATGCCGAGGAGCTTCAAAGATGAAAGTTTTAAAACAAACCTACGATTGCAACCAGGCAATAACAGCTTTTAACAATGGTCACAGAGTCTATGTTTTGGATTTTGATGGAGATTTATCAATAAACGAAAAAGACACGTTAATGATGGATCTTGCACAAATTCAAGATGCAGATGGGCATTTATTCGGAATTACATGGAAGGATAATCAAAGATGAAAGTTACTTACATGACAAAGAAGGACATTGTACGAATAAATAACAAAGCAATTAAGCTTAATAAAAATCGTTCAATATACCCCAGGGCATACAAAGAAATTTTATTTGATGGCGTTAAATATCCTATAAAGATGCACTTTATTCATAATGACCATGAAATAAGAGCCGAGATTGATTACGGCACAGGACGTTTTTGGCTTGATATGGATATTGAAGACTTTAACAGATTGCCAACAACAGAACTGCAAGTATAAATTTAATTATCTGGGGATGCTTCAGCGTCCCCAGATCCCTCTTCTATTTTTTTCATTACACATTCATAAGCAATGGCGATATATCCAGCTATATCGAGCAAGGAATCCAAATGTTCTGGATCTTTAGCTAACCTTCCTAATTTTAATATGACTCCAAAAATAGCAACATCACTTGCTGTTATTGAATCTCCAGTTCTATTACCCAGGTACGCTTGCATAATTTTTGCCGTAGTATCCATATTTTTGTAAGGCTCTCCATAAGATTTATTTCGATCATTACAGATTAATTCCTCTACTTGTTGTAGAAATTTTGCTCTATAGCTTACCTTTTCAAAAGGGTATTTCGTCATCAAGGTCTGCGTATCTGTCTTCTTGTTTTTCATTTTTCTTTGCACCTTTAATTATTTCTTTTCCATACTTATCATACTCTCCAGTACCAACACTCACGATCTCCGACCCAGAGAATAAATCTTTTACCTCGGTTGCTGCCTTATTGTTTTTCTCAAATGAATGAAGAATCCATGCAACTTCGTCAATTGTGTAGACTCTATCGGCTGATTCTTTATCGACAAATTGCATATCAGAAGATTCTCTTACGATAGCGTAAGTAAAAGCATTTAGTTCTATTGGGGCGATTGCGTACCAGATCTTTGATGGCTCTGGTTTATGTCCTTGCTGTTTAGCGTACTTCTCTAATGCTTGCCAACCTTGTATAAGATTCCTTGCTTTCTGAGCTATGTAATTCACATCATTTTCTAGTGTTGCATTTTCATAGTTCTGTTTAGCTTGCTGGAAGGCAACAGCTAATTGAGGAGAAGCTAATCTTTCTAGCTTACCTTTTCCCCATCTTTGGACGAGTCTAAGAGCCACATCCTCCAGGGTAGCAACTATTGCTTCATGTACTTCGTACCTCTTATTTTTAGATTCCAGCTTAGTATTATAATTATTAATCTTTTTGATATCGCTGTATCTATTTCTGTTCGATCTCATATCCTAGACTCCATATGTATTACACTTTTCGTTTAGCGAAAGTAATACTATGGGGTATAAGGGGATTACTTTCGCCGTTACTTTCGCCCAAATTCCTGTACTTTCTTGTATTTTTAAAGCTGTATAACACATTACTTTCGCCTTTTTGGGGCATTGACCCCCTTTACTTTCGCCTTTTTTGCGTCTTCCCCCCTTTCACTTTCGCTAACGGAAGTGCCGAAAATGTGATCCCAAACTTTATAATTAACCCATTCTGGGTGCATATCTGTTTCGCCATTCCAGACACATTTAATTATTTCATTAAACTCATTGAATACTTTGAGATGGTATTTTCTTCTTTGTTTAACTTCCTCTGGAGCATTTCTTTCATCCATATCTTTTAGTTCCAGGTACGCCCATCTTGTTAAAGCTTCTTGTACTCTATCTATTTTATCTCTCATGGTAGATTCCAGTAAAATGAGTGTACGCTACGACAGTTTTTCTTTCTGACAATAGGATCTCTGATCTGATTTATCTGCTTTGCAAACGCTACACACTCGGCATGATTGTCAAATGCTAACCTATGTACCTCTAGTTTTGGATCTTCGATATCTGTTACTGTTATAAAATACATAGTATATGTAATGATTTTCAGCATTAAACTGGTGTTCCCTCATAATCCCCAGGATCGGTAGGCTTAGTTATGCGTCTACCTTTATGACAAAAAGAACATATATTTTTGCCGTCCTTTTTGTATCCCTGGCGTGATCCAGCTTTGAAATCGATAACCTCACCACAATCTGAACAAGTGTGTTCATAGATAGTGGTTCGGTATTTTCTTAATTTAAATGTTTCTGTCATACTCATCCCCAATTTGGTTGATCTGGTTTTTTAATTACACGAATACCTTTTACTTTCGTCTTTGCTGTATGGACTTGATTTTCTATGAATCCTTGATCCATCCACGCATCGACATACCCACTTGCTGATCGTTTCGGCATACCATACTCTTTAACAAGATATGCTTTCAATGATCTATGCGTATTCATAGCCAGGGAGAATGGTTCTTCCGTTCCCCATCGCTTCTCTATTTCATCAAATATTGTTGCTGTTTGGTGTTTATCGAGCTTCGCTGACGCAACCAGTATGTGATCGACCTCCATTGTTCTATCTACCAGGAGTCCATTTTCATCCCTAACAAACGCTCTTGTACTGTTATCGGCTTGATCGTTGACCTTTACTATTCCACCCATTACACAATTACCGATACCAGACTCAAAACCAAGTTTCTGCGCTACAACTATTTCTTCACTTTCTGGCATTTGCCAGAGTCCATAAACCCATCTTGCACCATCGACTAATGCTGTTGTACCTCGTATTGACTCTCTAGCTTGCACAGATTTCTTTATATTAAACGTACCCTCTTTACGCATATGATGGGCAACAAGCACGTTAGCACCAGTTACAGAGCATAATTCAGCCATTTCAGACCAAAAAAACTGAGCTGCTGCTGGATCTGTATTGATATCAGCGTGAGCAAACGCCTGTAATGGATCGATAATAACCAAAGATAGGTTATCCATATCTACAAGTTGCTTCTTAATATTCTCGTACTGGATGGTACTGGTGTACTGACCCATCACACTTTGTATAAATGGTACGACTCCTCCAGCGTCTGGCATAGGCACAACAAATAAGTTTCCATTAGCACGATCCAGTAAGTTGACTCCAGCTATATTCTGTATACGTCTATGCAAACTGTTGGCACTATCTTCAGCCCCCAGGAAAACAACCTTACCATTCTTAACAACCTTACCTCCTAAAGCTGTTTCTTGGTGCATCCCTCGATCTCCTCCAGCAACTTTCATAGCCAGATCAAGCATTATATAAGACTTACCTAGCCCACCTATTGCTGCAATGAGTCCTGGTATACCTCTTGGCAGTATGTTTTCTATAAGCCATTCTTGTTCTGGTGCTTCGCCAATAAATCTTTTAACGCCCCAATCAGCTATGACGAGGGGGGATTTTGTTTGGGCAGACTGACTTCCCCCCTCTCTATCCGTTGCACTAGGGGAGGATAGACCATTCGGCAACGAATCTTCTGATCCAGGAACAACATTATGCAGTATCTTTAACTGGTCATTCTTGGCACGTTTTAGCTGATATTTGCATTTATAAGTAAAAAGATCCAAACCTCGACCATCTTGATCTAAGTTATCTCCTCTTGCTTTTGCTCTCATTTCGTATGTTGGATACGCTTCATCTACTAATTCTTGTAATGTAGGCAGATTGCCTTTTGTTGCGTACCATGTTCTTATAGATCCCAGTATAACAGTAACCATATAAGATTCTCGACCATCAACCAGATCGCCCCATCTATCTTTTACAGCACCATTGAGTCCATTTCCAGTTCCATTCGTTTGGAAATGACTTTCACTAGATAAATCTGCAAGCCAATTTGGACTTGTATGTACTACAGTTTCTTGCTCTACAAGATTATATGTGCCACCAGATTTGTGAATACTTGGTGCAACGACAACAAATCCACCCTCGCCCCTAGTATCTATACCAGATCCAAGAGTGTTTGCACCAGTATGTATTTGATGGTTTTCTGGAGCTTGAAAGAAATAATGCCTACCTCCAGATCCAGTAATTTGTTCTAATGTTTCTGGTAAATCATCATTATTTAACTGCAAAGTATTAAGGCTATCGTCCCCATCTTTACCATCGCCAACGTCTACATCAACAACAAAAATATTATTGCTGACTTTACCAGTAACGACTCCAATATTATATTTCTCAAACCGACCTTTGAACCACATATCCAAAGTGTGTTCATCAGCTTTCTTATCTTGATATATTTTCCATTTTGTATGCGCTGGATGCTTACCTGGACTTGGACACGCTTTGCCCATAGCACAGCTACAGCTTCCATCTTCTTTAACATAGTGTACTGGGATGACACTAAAACCCTTATCTGCCCAGTATTTTGCCCATTGCGATTTTGTTTTTTCTATCATTTTCTGCCCTCAAAAAAAGAGGAGGAGGTAAGGATTAAAACCTCCTCCCTAGTAACCACTTAGATTTCGTCAAAATTAACGTCATCAGATTTAGTGGTACTCGCTACTGGAGCAGACTCAGTAGCGTGTTCGACAGTAGGCATAACCTTTTGAGTTTCCTGTGGTATTGGTTCATCAATTTCAATAGGGCTGGTGTTCATTCCCATGAATTTATATGTTGGTATTCTACTACTACCCCTACCTATTTTAACTCTTGTTGCGCCAGTAATTTGTATAACGGCTGCTTTTCCATCTTCAAAACTGTCTTCCAGTTCATCATATATTTTTTTAACAAATTCAAGCATACCTACTTGGCTAGAACAAAATTCTCTTTGTGGTTCATCTTCGCCAAAAACCTTCTTGCTATACATAAATACAGAAAAACCTTGTTTATGTGCTTCAGATGGTTTTGGAGCAGAGGACGCATCATTATTTTCCCAAATGACCCAATCTCTTCCACCCTGTAACTTCAACCAGCCCATTTGTATATTAGCAATATCAATATATATTGGATTTGACATAATAGCGTCTGTAACGTCCCTAGGTTCTCCCTCTGGCGTTGACATAAGCCACATATTATCTTCTATCGAATATCGGACAAAAGCATTTCCAGATGATGTGTTTAAAATTTGTAATGGCATAATTTAAATCTCCTTTGATTTATTATATCGCCACAAATTCTTTCGGCGTGTGGCGAACACCGAGCCGAGGAGTTCGGCTGAATATCGTGCCTTGATGAATTTCTTAGCACGAGTTCTGAAATAGTCCGGATCAAAGCCAGAAAGACCACAGACAGTTTCAAAATCTTTTCTATTTTCGAATATCCATTTAATAGCTTCTTTTGCATGATTTGCTCTTGTGACGTTTGGATTCTCCAGGTTTGTTGAGTCAACAAGTGCTTGAAAAAGTACGTTCCACCAAAGAGTAGAGTGAGTGCATCGTGTTTCTTGATCGACTTCTGTTCCAAGTATAGCTCTCCTAGCCGTAAAATTTCGTTGCAATTTCTTGGGCATCGTTCCAATAAAAGCTATCTGGATCATAAGGAAGAGCTGCAATAAGATCTTGTGCATTACTGGATAGACGTAGAAACTTCTCCATTTGACATACAGTTTGTTTAAAGCTTTCCAAATAGTAAGAAGAATCATCCAGATCTAACCACAACCAAGGATCTTTTTGTCTTGATAAAACATATAAAAATTTAACTTCTGGCACTGTTCCAGTTGTTGATGCTATTGCTCTTTGGTAGACAGATGCTTGGATTCCATGCGCCAAAGACCAACCTCTAGGAGCATTTTTAGACGTTTTTAAATCAACAATAAGATTTAAATCTGGGTAATAGAAATCTAAGTATCCCAGGCAATCTATAGTCCCATCGTTACCTTTAGCAAATCGAACTGGTATTTTTATCTGATGCTGTCTGCTACCCTCTGGTGGATCTGATGGAACGCCTAAAGGTCTAAGCTGTTCAATTCCAGCTTGTACCATGCGTGTGATTATTGGTGTGCGTTTTTCACGTTCTTCAGCAACGTCTTTCATAAGCATCGTGTTCTTTTTAAAGTAATTTAAAGCTACTCTTACACAATCATCTATCTTTACATCCTTGTTAAACACACCAAACTCAACTCCTAGTTCTACAGCAGAGCCTTGAATAAGTGGATAGGATGCTGGGAATCTAACATTACCTAGCTTTTCACAAGCCCATGCGCTTGGTGCGCTTCTAAATTTAGCCACTTGTGAAGCACTTACATTCTTTAATTTATGTAACTTAAATCCGTTCATTTAATTATCATATGTTATCAGCAAAAGAAAAACCATAGTATGCTATTAAATAAGCATCACTTCTGCCATTGTCTTTCTTTCTTGCAAAGAATTGGGAGTAATTAGGGGCAAGTTGACACGCTCTTTCCCTCGATCCGTCCTTGCCTTTAGGCATAGAAACTTTTCTCTGCCATTCTAATGGATTAACAGTATTGATAGGGTACTCCAGACCAGCAAGAACACCTAAAACTATTCCGTATCCCTTGCCGAAATTAAACATTGATGTTACGCCTTGACCTGGCATAGCCCCTACTCTTTCTATGTACGCTGGGGATTGATGTTGTTTTAAGATCTGAGCAACAAGGTTAGGAGATACAGTTTTCTTTCCACGAACCTCCATTATAGGCATATCATGTATATCGATCTCGCCCTCTTGTGGATTAAAATGCACTAATGCACCATTAATACCAGGATCTATACCCCAGACGCTCATTTTTCTTGCTCGATTTCTACAATGTAGTCATAAATATCGAATCTTTGACCACGTTCTTTGGCTATAAGAGCCAATCTAGCAAAGTGAAATAGAGGAATACGCTTTGCTCTACGCCATTTATCTACTGCATCTCTGGTAATTGTGACTCCATGATCTCTTAATAAACGTGCAGTTTGCGTCATTCCACCAAAATCATAGACAACTTTTTTTGCATTTATTTCAATATTCATAAAATTACCTTATTTGTTATTCTTCTAATATACACATCAGAAATATTTTAACCAGTAAAAAACTCCGTACTGCTAAAAAAACTGGAGTCTATTGGTAAGCAGACAAATATTATGGATAAAAGAACTGCCATAGATTGTAATACAATTCTATGATAGCTAACGGATCATTTAGAAACCAGCATATGTAAACAATTAAAAAGCTTAGTTTTAGTACTTGTTTATCTGTTATTTTTCTTTTTGCTTTTGTTTTTTATTATTAAAACTATCGATTGAAATGATTTCTGTTTTGATATTTTCT